GTTGCAAGGTCAGTATTATCTACAGGCTAACTTTGATCACTTACCAATATTGCAGGATGATGAGAATCAGAAAGCATCTGCAGAGAAAACAAAAGTGGATACTTACAGTGTCATGCTTAGAGATGGGGTGATTACTCAACAGCAATATGCAGAGGAGTTTGACATTGAGCTACAGAAACAGGATAGAACAGAGTCTCAAGCGGCTGCATTAGCACAGGCACAAACCAACCTTAAAGGAACTGTAGGTGGGTTAGATGGTATTATTGGACTCAATACTGCAGTGAGCAGTGGTGCAATGGATAGACAAACAGCTGTGAACACGTTAATAAACTACTATGGTTATGACAGTGTTACAGCCAATTCAATGATAACTAATCCACAAAACGGATAGTAAATATAGCTTATGAAAAACAAAGGATACCAAACTAAACAAAGTCTTGAAATAAAAGACATGGACAGCACTACAAGGACAGTAGCTGTTTACTTAGCAAAGTTTGATAACATTGACTCAGATTTGGACATGATTGTTCAAGGTGCGTTTAAAAAATCTATTCAGGAACGAGGACCTGAAAGTCCATCAAACAGAAAAATAGCATTCCTAAGACACCATGATTGGATGTGGCAAATTGGTAAGTTCACTAAGTTAGAAGAAGATGCAAATGGTCTTTTGGCTTATGGTCAATTAGGTACATCAACTCAGGGTGAAGATGCATGGAGAGATTATGAGGATAGCATTATTCGAGAGCATTCAATAGGCTTTCAATACATTGGAGACAAAACTAAATGGATTGAAGATGTCACTCAACCAATGGGTGGATATTGGATGATTAGTGAGGTCAAACTTTGGGAGGGTTCAGCGGTTACCTTTGGAGCTAATGACTTGACCAATGTAGTTGAGGTTATGAAAAGCGAGGATAAGATATCTGAAATAGATAAAACAAGTGATGAGCTAAATACAGTTATCAAAGCTATTGCAAATGGAAAGGGAACAGATGAAAGGCTGTATCAATTAGAAATGAAAGCAAATGTCCTATCTGCTAAATTAAAGTTACTTGCATCCGTTGAGCCGTTCAAAAAAGGACATTCAACAGATAGTAAGCCAACTAATCAGTTTGATTGGAATGCTGTGCTCATGAATATAAAATAAATTGTTAAACTAAATTCTAAAAAAAATGACAGAATTAACACCAGATCAAGTGATTGAGAAAATCAATGGAATGATCACAGAAAAAATGGGAGCAGTTCCCACAAAAGAAGAAGTTGAAGGTTTAAAATCTCAACTTGAAGAGTTTAAAAAATTAGATGAAAAGAACTCTGAAATGGAAAAAGCTATTGCAAAAATGGAAGGTCGCATTGAGGCAATGTCTGAGAAGGCAGTTGATGCACCAAAATCTCAAGGAGCTAAGACTATCAAAGAGGCATTAGTTAAGACTTACACTGATAATGTTAAGGCTATTACTGAATCAATCGAGAAAGGAAATAGAATTACATTAGATGTTAAGACTGACACTACTATTGATGGTGATTACACAGGTAACGTTGCACTATCTGTATTGGAGCCAGGAGTAAACAGAATTGCAAGACCTGTAAGACGGTTGAGAGAAATCTCAAATGTAGGTTCAACAACTTCAAAATTTGTTACTTACATCCAACAAACACAAAACGTTACTCCAGGTGAGGGATCACTTTGGGTTAATGAGGCTGGTGCTAAATTTAACGGAGAGGTTAAATATGAAGAGGTATCAGAGGAAGTGAAAAAAGTTGCTGCTTACATCAAAGTTTCAAAAGAGATGTTAGCTGACTTAGCATTTGTTCGTTCTGAAATCAACACTGAGTTGATGGAAGCTATTGAGCAAAACATTGATTTCTCATTAGTAAACGGAGCAGGTGGTAATGACCTTAACGGATTGTTAGCTGTTGCACCTAACTTTGCACCGGGTACATTTGCAGGTACTATCCCAGGAGCTAACATCATGGATTTGATCCGTATCTGTAAAGCTCAAATTGAGGCTGCCAACTTTGTTCCAACTCACGTTGTATTGAATCCAGAGGATGTTGCTAAAATTGAGTTGACTAAAACATCTACAGGTGAGTACACTTATCCTGCATTCTGGGATGCTAACATGAGAGTAGCTGGATTGGTTGTTGTTTCTTCAAACAACATCACTGCAGGTACTATGATTGTTGGTGATTTCACTAAATTCAACATCAAGTTCAGAGAAGATATGAACATGTCTGTAGGTTATGAGAATGATGATTTCACACGTAACATGGTTACAATCCTTTGTGAGGCTCGTTTGGTATCTTACATCAAAGGAAATGACGTGAATGCATTTGTTCAATCTGATATTGCAACTGACATAGCTCTAATCAACGACTAAAATTTAATCCAATATGGAAAAGAAACCACGCGAAAAAAAGGTTGCTAATGTAGAACTTGAGAATAAGATTGAGACTCCACAGTCTGATACTGTGAGTTTAGATCCGAAAGCTGAGTATACATTCATTAGCAATGGCACTTTCCCTGGACTTGGCAAAGGTCAAGTATGGAAAATGTTAGGCTCAAAGGCAGAGATTTTGGTTAAAAAAGGATACGGAAAAATAAAATAAAATGATACTTTCAATTCAAGATTTTACGGGCAAATATCAAGTATCTACAGGAATGTATGACCAGGCAAAATTGCAGGATTACATCAATAGATATGAGCCACGTTATTTGAAGGAGCTGTTTGGCATAAGTCTATACAATGACTTTCAATCAGACCTACTTAATAATGTACCTCAAAGCCCTAATTTCTTGACCTTGTTCAATCCATTATCAGAGGATATGGGATACAATTTCTATTATTTCAATGGGATATACGAAGGAGTAAACCAAATAGACTCAGAGGGTATTAAAGAGATGTTGAAAGGATTTATTTATTTTGAGTACGTAAAAGACTTGAGCAACCAAATCACGCCAATAGGATTAGTAAAGCCGGATAATGAGAACAGTACTGTTGCAAACACTTTGTTCAGCATGATGTACACTCGTTACAATGAGGCAATACGGTCCTATAACTCAATAAGAGATTTCATCAAATACACTACAGCTCCCCCATTGGGTCAAGCAGTTTCACTGTCATTGACAAGTGGGGGTACTGGATATGTTGACCAAACAAATGTAAGTTTAACAGGTGGCACAGGCACAGGCTTGACAGTAGATATCACAGTCACACCGAGTGGCTCAGATGTGCAAGAGGTTACCATTGTAGATGCAGGTAAGAACTACACAATAGGTGATACATTCATACTGCCAGGCGGTGACGATAATGCAATAATAGAACTTACATATGTTGGTATTGGTGATTACAGAAAGTTCAGAGGTGTTCCAAAATTAACAGCGTATTGGTTATGACAAAGGATGTTTCACAGGCAGTTGAGGAGTTAGTTGGGTTGATTGATAATAAGATCCTTGGGTTGTATGATCCTATTCAAGAGAAAACTATCACATGTGATACGTCTTATGCAAGAGTAGGTAAGTATCTCAATGGGACATTATTAATCACAGAGGTTGAAACAGATGAGTATTTGGTGGCAGGAACTGCATCCGGTATCTCATCATTGCCGGTGCCATACTTTGTGCCGGGTACTAAGATTTCAGCTAACAATGAGTGGACTAAGTTCAGCAATGATCTTACACAAAAGACCCCTCTTGTTTGGTTGTTACATGATGTTAGATATGTAAAATTTGGTAGGGAGAGTGTTTACGATTGGGAGTCTGACTTGAGGATTTTCTTTCTTGATGAGACTGATATTGTGAACTACCTAACAAAGGATCACATTGATAATGTTGTTGTGCCAATGAGTAAGCTCGCTGAAAAGTTCATTGAAGTTGTTAACAATGACAGGAACTACAAAACATTGGATACCTATGAGATAGTGAACTTTACTCGATTTGGTACTGAGCAGTCTAATGGTTATTTTCAAAACATATTGGATGCAAATTTAAGTGGTGTTGAGCTAAGAATTAAATTAACGAAATATAAACAAAATTGTAAATGCTAAAAAATAGAAATTATGGCAGGATGTAATTGTAATGCTGGTCTTGGCAACACAGGGAGACCAGGGTGCGTTCCTATTCAGAGCGTAACAAGTAAATTAATAATGGTCCCATTGACAGCCAATGATGGAACATTGAACGGGATAGACTTATCTGCTCCACTTCCAACATGGAACAGCTTAGTGAATGAAACAGATGCATCAAAGAGATGGTTCCCATTGCCTGCATTTGAGAATGTAGAACTTCCAAAGGCTGAGTCTCAATTTGAGGAGGCTAACTCTGGTAGAATGGCATTCTTAAGAGAAGGTAAAAGATCATTCACAGGTGAGTTATGGGGTGAGGATTCAACTCCAACCTTGTTAGGTAAAATGAAAGCTGGTCGTTGTGTGAATTTTGGAGTGTATGTTGTTGATGTAACAGGCAACTTAATTGGTTCTAAAGTAGGTGGATATTTGTATCCAATTCCTGTAGACAACCAATCATGGAACCCTACATTCATGTTCGCAACTGACTCAACAGTTCAGAAAATCATGTTAACATTTGACTTTGACCGTCTATTTGATGATTCAACAATGTACATGATTACAGCAACTGAGGCAGGTGTTGACTTCAACACATTGGCAGGATTGATTGATGTTAACTTAGTTGTTGCATCTCAAGTGGCTACAACATCTGTAACATTAGAGGCATCATTTGATTATGGTACAGCTCTTAATCCAATCTTACTTCAAGGAGTAACAGGATTGACTGACTGGTCTATCTATGATGTAACTAACCAGGTTGCATTTGGTAACCCAACAGGTGTATCTGAGTCACCTCAAGGTACTTACACATTGTTGAAAACATTTGTAACAGGTGATGATTACACAGTAAGCGTGGTTAAGGATGGTTTCACAGGATCTGTGACCTTTACTGCAGCATAGTTTTTCAACTATAAACCTAAGAAAAGAGACTCGCTCAGAAATGTGCGGGTCTTTTTTTATACCTTTGATTCTGAAATGGAGGCAGCTATAAATTTATTGGATAACATTACATTTTTTCTCAAGCCAGATGAGGTATGGAAGAGGGTATTCTTAGACAAAACACTGCAAAATACTATCATTGTAGAGTACATTCAACAAGATCAGTTACTTGATAAGGGTGTTGATGAGAGTGGCAATCCATTGAGAAATAAAGACAATGGTAGAACAACCTATTCAGCCACAACAGAGATGTTATCAGATGGTCGCAAAAGGGAAGGAGAGCCATATAATTTATTTGATAGTGGTGATTTCTATAAAAGTATGGTATTTTTGTTAGGAAAAGATTTTTTTGAAATAGATGCAGATCCAATTAAAGGCAATGATAACTTATTTACAAAATTCGGGGAGGGCATTATTGGGCTCACTGAAGAGAGCAGGATTAAGCTCGAGGAGGAACTCCTCACAAGATACGACAAAGAGATACGCAGGATATTATCTGAGTATTGATGAGTTACCAATCCACAATTGGTATAAATGTTTGTCGGGTGAGTTAAAGTTCGTTAGAAGGTCTGAGAATGGCTCAGAACAAAAGGATATTGAAGTGTGGGAGCGACTGCATGATGAGTACATTAAGGAGTTTGGACTGTCAAAAGTACATGCTAAGATTCTCAAAGTGATAAAACAAAAGGCTTTGATTGAACTTGAGTATGTGATTACAGGTGATAAGTTTAAATTAACCTTGATACAGATGGAGGAGGAGAGGTTAAAGAGTATGGTTAACACAACAGGCAGTGGAGTCACCATTGAACAGATGATGGTCCACATGTCGAAGTGGTTAGGTCAGTGGATCAAGCCAAAGGAAATAAGTGTAAAGGAATTTTTTACTTTACAAAAGGAATATGAACGTTATTTAAAGGCTCAAAATGGCAAAAAAGATAAGTAGCAGTGATCTATTTGAACAGGAGGATTTGTTCAAAGGAGTTAGGGATTCAGCATCTAAGACATTGGCTGTGTTCAATGAGTTACAGGCTGAACTCAAGGCAACAGCTCAAGGATTAAAGACTGAATTGGCAGCCAATACACAGGCATCAACAGCTCAGTTAAAGCAATTCAGTGCAGCAAGTGAGCAGGCTAACAAGCTAATGCAACAGGCTGTGCAGATTGAGAAGTTAAAAGCTCAGGCAGACCAACAAAAAATTAAAGCTGAGCAGGAAATTGTCAAGCTACAAAAGATGCAAGCTCAAGAGACTGCAAGATTGGCAAAGGAACAAGAGAAAGCGGCTAAGTTAGCAGCCAATGAGGCAAGTGCTTACAGTAAACTGAGTGCAGAACTTAACAAAGCTCGTAAAGCATACAAGGATTTGGCTGTTCAGAACCAGGAAAACAGTGTAGAGGGTAAGGAATTACTTGATACAGTGACCAGATTAGATGCTCAACTGAAAAAAGTTGATGCAACAGTGGGTCAACATCAACGAAATGTTGGTAATTATGAGGGTGCAACAAAGAGTTTAAAGCTACAATTAAGAGAATTAACTCAGGCATTGCAGAACATGGATGAGTCAGACCCAAGATTCCAACAAATGGCACAACAAGCCGGTGAACTTAGGGATAGAATTTCAGATACTCAGGCAGTTGTTAAGGCAACAGCAGGTACAGCAATGGAAAACTTTGCAGGTGCAACAGCTAAGGCAGGGCAAATTGGTGTTGCTGCCTTCCAAGGTGTTGAGGCATCCATGCAATTATTGGGTGTTGAGAATGAGAATGTCCTTGAGGGTATGAGAAGATTGCAGGCTCTTGCTGGATTGGGTGATGCACTCAAAACATTGGGTGGATTAGGTGATACATTGACTGAGATAAGGGCAGGATTTACGGCTGCCATTGCTAAAAGTTTACAATTTACAACTGCACAAAATACACAAAATGTGGCTGTTGCTGCAGGAGGTGGAGCATTCTCAAAGATGGGAACAGCTGCCAAAGTTGCATTGAACAGTATAAAAACAGGATTAATTGCAACAGGTATTGGTGCATTAGTTGTTGCCTTAGGAATGGTTGTTGCTTATTGGGATGACATTAAGGAGGCTGTTGGTGGAGTTTCAGAGGAGCAAAAGAAACTGAATAAACAAGTTGACAAAGACCTTGAGGCACAACAGCATAAAAGAAAAATGCTGGATGCTCAAGAGAATACTCTAAGATTACAGGGTAAAAGTGAGAAAGAGATTGTTCAATACAAGATAGATCAAATAAATGGTGAGATTAAGATTGCTAAAAGCAAATTAAAAAATTCAGAAATCACTGCAAAGGCTGAGTATGATGCTGCAGTTCGTAACAGAGGTTATGCTGAAATGTTTTTTAGATTATGGTTGGAAGGTCAGGCATTATTGTTTCGTGCTATGGTTGCTCCTATTGACATGGTGTTAGGTACTGCAAATAAAGTAAGTGAGGCATTAGGATTAGGTAAGGTTGTAACATCAAATATAAATGATGAGATAACAAAACTTACTAAGTCAGGAGCAGATTTCTTTGCAGGTTTATTGTTTGATCCAAAAGAGATATCAGCAAATAATGATAAAATAATTAAAGAAAATCAATTGTTAGTTGCTCAGTTGGAAGGTGAAAGAGATGGATTCATTATGCAATTAAAACAAGGTGATAAGAATGCAGGCAAAGATTCAATAAAAACTGCAGAGGAAACAGCTCAAACTCAAATTGATATTCAACGTAGGTTAGAGGATGAGAAAATGGCAATAAGGGAGGAGAGTAGAAAAAAAGATTTAGATGCCTTAGCTCTTGAATATAAACGAAAATTAGAGGATGCAAAAGTTGAGCTCAAAGATGATAAAGAAAAGGCTTCAAAGATTGCAGCATTAGAAAAACAATATCAAGAAAACATCCGTAAGGGTATCTATGAAATAAATCAAAAATGGGATAAGATTGAACTTGATCAAGCTGAATGGATAGCTCAAAACAAAGCTGCTATTAATGAAGAGGAGAGACAAAGATATATTAAAGAGGCTCAGGAAGAGGCAACATTTGAGCAGAAACAAGTTCAGGCTAAATTGGCATCCTTAGATGGTGAACAAAAGGAGGAGTATGAGAAAACATTAGCATTTCAAAATGAACTTGATGCACTCAATCAACTTAAATTTGATGGTGCATTTGCAAGTCAGGAGGATTATGAGAAAGCCGTTGCCAATTTAAAGAAAAAATACTTTGATAAAAGCAAGGAAGAGAATGAAAAATTATGGCAAAATACTCAGGAATTTGCACAGAAAACAACTGACTTTTTAAAGAAACAATCAGATGAGCGTATCTCACTAATTGACAAAGAAATCTCAGCGGCTGAGAAACAAGCTGATATGTACAGGACTTTGGCTGCCAATGGTAACATCAATGCAAAAGAGTCACTTGCTGAGCAGGAGCGTATCATTGCAGAGGGCAACAGAAGAAAAGAGAGAGAGCAAAAGAGACAACAAAGAGTTGAATTGGCTAACACAATTTTACAAACTTATGCAAGTCATGCTGCAAAAAAACCAGAGACAGCATTGCAAAACACAATTAGAGATGCAAGTTTATTACAGGCATTCATTAGTTCACTGCCTATGTTCTATGATGGAACAGAGGACACAGGTGCAGGCGGTGGAGTAGATGGTAAAGGGGGATTTCATGCTGTGTTACATCCACATGAGAGGGTTATTCCTAAGTCATTGAATGACCAGATAGGCAACCTAACTAATGAGCAGTTGACAAGGCTTGCTATGGAGTATCAAAATGGCCGCTTAGTTGGTCAAGATGTTGCACACAGTTCAATGGATTTAGCTATCTTAGCATCTAAGTTAGACAACCTTACAGATGTGATCAAGCATAAACCAGAGACCAACATCCAATTAGGAGAGATTACACAGTCAGCAATGGAAATAGTACAGTCAACTCGCAAAGGTAATACAACAGTCTATAACAGATTTAAAGTAAGAAAATGAGACACTTATTAAATGGCATTGAGGTAAGCCCACGCAACAGAGATTCAATTGGGGTTGTGAGTGATTTCACAGGTGACCCGGATGTGTTAAGTCTGAACGTTGACTCAGTGATCTTACCAAGGGAGGCTAATCAATATATCAAAACATGGATACAAAATAATGGTTTATTCATTGGCATACCTTACACAGTTGAAATGGATGGTAACATCTCACTTGATTACTACATTGACTTATCAGATCCAAGTGCTAAACCTGTAGTCAGACAGCATGAGATTGAGGTCAAGTTAAAGAGACGTAACGGCTCAGATGATTTTTGGGAAAAAGCAAGGGGTACATCATTTGATTTGATGGTCAAAGATAATCCATTTTATTTTGATGCAAAAAGTGTAGGGTATATTGTTGTTAGGGATGATGCTGCTATGATGGCATTGCAATTGACTACAACAATATTCATAATGACTGTTCAGTTGATACAGTCAATCAAAGATTTTGCAGATAGAATAGCTGAGACAACAACAACTCCACTACAGGCCGCCTTAAAATGGGCCATTCAGATTCTCTATTGGATTAGTTTATTATCATCCATTATAGCATTAGTGAGTCAATTATTTCCTATCCTGTTCCCTCGAATAAAGTATTTAAAAGGGTTGTATTACTCAGAGATATTCAACAAAGGGTGTCAGTTTTTAGGTTACACAGCTTTGCCATCTGATACAATATTTAACATCCAACCAGGTTGGTTTACTTTGCCGGTTCCATTGAGTGAAGATAATGACAGTTTCTTTGATGACATATCAAATGCTTTATCAGATCCAATGAACAAACCAACATGCTCAGCATCTGACACAACACCAACTTTTGGAGCATGGCTTGATGAGGTGTTAAAGCAATTCAATGCAAAGTTATTCATTAACCCTGCAAATAAGACAGTCAGAATTGAGAGGAGAGATTGGATGCCACAACAAACACCTTTACAGATTGATCCTGCATTGAACATGCAACCGGATATGGATGAGCAGTTCACTTACAATACAGAGGAAGCATGGAAAAGATATTACATGGCTTACACATTAGATTACACTGATACTCACACAGTTGATGGTAAGATGTTTGGTAGACATCAAGCTGAGTATTCAACTGAGAATAATGTTCCAACTGCAGGTATCAATGCTGACCTGGTTACTATCAAGGGATTGAATGAGGTTAGGATTAACTTTGCAATGGGAGCTCCAAAAGAAAAATTAAGTTTTGTTGAAATACTCGCATCGTGGTTTTTTTGGTTAGTGGATGCCACAACACAAGCCATTGCACAAGGAGTTGGAGGCTCAGGAACTAACTATGTTGCTCAAATATTAGATAGAAAAAATGTTTTAAAGATATCCAATGAATACTTTGGCATCACAAAAAGTTTATATGTTAAGCAGGCAGTTGCAGGAGGTAATAAGGTGAACCTTGATACTCAATTTTATGATACCAGATACAGTGCAACAGCCTTATGGAATAACTTTCACTACATTAATTTCATTGCAAATAATGATTTTATCATACATGAAGAGGCTCGAATAAGATTAAGACAATCTCAATTTGTATCTTTGCAGAACAGTAACTACATTTTCACTAACAATAAGTGGTGTGAGGTACTGAGAATTGAGTGGATTGATGAGAAAAGTGATGCTAAAATCACATACAAAGAGCCGCTTGATTGGGCAAATGGTAAGGTATTTTTAGATAAGATAAACTAATGACACAGGATCAAGTAAATGAACTTAAGGCAATGTCTGAAAGCCTTGCTAATTCACTTCAAGGGGTGTTAACAATGGCACACATGGCAGTAAAAGAGGTGGCAAAGGACAATCCAGAGCAGGCAGATGAGTTATTACGTGACTTATCAGAGGCACAACAGGCAAAAGACATGAATCAAATCAATAATTTAATTAACAAGTATGCCAATTACAATAAGCAGTAAGTCATTTGAGGATATGTTCTCAAATAGTCTGAACTTTTATCAGGCTAATGCAGGTGATAAGCAGGTTTTTACCTGTGATATTACAGAAAATATCTCAATTATTGAGACACCGGCTGTGTTATTGAGCTACTTCCCAGGACTTAATCAAATAAGTTTGTCCGGTGCAAGTTTTTTATCGGAGGGATTTGTCGCAGGTGATGAGATTGAGGTAATTATTTACAACTCAAGTGGCTCTGTACACCATACAAACACTGTTGACATAGTAAGTGTTACAGCTAACACAATGGTTGTCAATGCATCCTTAACATGGAAGAGTTCAAGTCAATATGTTTACATCATAGCAAAGCAAAAAGGTGGCTCAAAGCGTAATGGATTAGAACTTAACTTAAATTTCATAACACAAACAGGAACACTAACACCAAACAGCTTAATAGACGGGTCAGTAAATAGGATATTATTTGACCTTACAGGCACAATTAATGGTCAAGTAGTGATCGGTACACAGGTCAACATCAAGTCAGGACAATATGCTGTGAGTGCATTCATTACAGATAACACAACATACCCTAACAAAACACGTAGTTATGAGCTCACAGTTGAGTTTATTCAAGGCGGTGCAATGTTGGAGTCAAGTTTTGATTTTGGAGGCTGTCTAAGACCTTATTTTGGCTTAGTATGGCAGCGTACTTTTGGCAATCCTAACAATAATACTACCTATGTAATTTGCGATAATGCAGATACAGGATGGTATGACCAACCATTCAACTCAGGAGTACTTGATGCAACATTGATTACAGGTATCTCAGCACTTGAGTTCAACACAGTACAAACAGGACAGATTGTAATTGATTCTGCAAGTACTGACTTTGGATTTGGAGCAGGATACATGCCAACAGATGCAACATATTATAAGAACCAACCGATAGATCAAAGTGAATTAAGCATGTTTGTTGAGACAACAACAAGTGCGGCTCCGATATTATTAACAGCTCCATCAAATCCAAGTGGAGCATCTTACACATTAGAGTTCAGCAATCCTGTGACAGTTGGAACACAAACCACATGGGATTGGGAGTTCACACCTAATGCCGCATTCATTACTTTCATGGATGGCAGGAGCGTAAATGATAGGTTATTTTACATTTGGGCTAAGTATGGAACAGTTAACCTGTTGTTATTTGAGGATCAACTAACTGAGCAACCTCCTGCACCGGGTGTGTTAGACATGCCGGTACATAGATTTGTTGACCATTCTCAAAACTATGCAGATGATAATACGACTAAGGCAGGTTTTGAAGGTAATGTGGAGGATGATATAGCATTCATTGGTAAGTTTTTAGTCCCTATCAATGCAGATATTCGATATGCTAAGGCTGAGATTTGGTCAGTTAATGCAGTGACAAATGAGGAGTTTCTATTGAACAGCTCTTATTTTGACTTTGCAGGTGTGCCAAAGGTTGGTGGATACTATCCTGTTAATCAATCTCAGAGTGTTATAACTACACTACCAAACACATCTGCTAAGTTGACAGCTCAACTTGAGAGGGATGCGTACATTGATACCATGACTCACTATGGAATGAGGATATACTTACCATTCTTTTATAGTTGGGAGTATTGGATTGCACAGCCTAATGCTAATGCATTCTTTTATCCTAACAGGCAGACCCGTAATTGGGTACCTTATGGAACTGAAACTGATTGGAAGTTACAGCTCAGAGTTACTGTTGATATCAATGAGTTAGATCACATCTACAGTGAGAATATTGTGATTAAAGATTATGATTCAGACCCTAACATCAACCAATCAATGTTCCTGCAAGTGGTGAGCACAGCTCAGAACGTGGGAGTAATTGTTGAGGGTGAACTGCACTATGTGGTAGCTACTCACTTATTGACATCCGGTGTATGGGATCAGTCAACTGTTTGGGGCATGATTACCATTGAACCAACAGAGGCATCACCTCGATGGATATGTTCAACAACTGTTGCATATGATAATAACTTAGCTAATCCATTGACTCCGATTACAGGACTGTATGCAGATCTAACATTCTCTGCACCTAATTTGGCGGTGATTACTTGCTATTTTAATCCTAATAATGTTAACCTATCCAATGGTGTTAAATTTACTTCTAAAATAAAGGGTTGTTATGTGTGATTGTATTAATATTACTTTTCAGAGTCCTGGCTTTGCTCAATTAACTTTTGAGTCAGAGGCTGCAGGTACTTACAATGGATTTAATTACTTTGAGTTTACTTACTTTGGAACTACATATCTAATTTGGTATGATGGATCAAGTACATGGTATATCTCTGAAACATTAGGCTCAGCTCCTTATCTTGATAGTTTAAAAAATGAAACACCATGTCCAATAGGTAACTCAACACAATGGTTATCTTTTGATAACATAACAACTACAACAGCATGTGTTGGTGATTGTGGTGAGGAGGATAGAATGTTCTTTAATTACAAGTCTATCAAGCTCCCTCAAGTATGCCCACCACAGGATAGAGGCTTTGAGGAGTGTTGCTGTGATGAGTTGGTCCTTGCTAAGTCAACATCCAACAGTTGGGAGACAGATAAAACAAGTGCATGGATTAAGTTAAGTGATCCTGCAGATACAGTTACCTTTGAACTATACAAAGATGGGGTGTTGACAACTTACACACCAACAGCGGTTGCCTTCCCTAATGAGCCAAATGCATACTACACAACCATTGAGTGGATTGATGTACTTAATGCAGATGGAATTGGATGCTATGAGTTAAAGGTAGTCTATGACATATCTGGTATTACAGGCATTATATCATGGGGTAAGTATAGATTGTTACCATTCACAATACAGAATGCTATTGCAACAGCAAGGATAAGAGCTAACTTTGATGGATACCATGAGATTGAGCAGATTGATTTCACAGGGTCAGGCATTGAGAGCACTTACAGATTCAATGGATTCATAGGCAACAGGCAACCTAACACTGAGATAGATAACATTATCTATAACAATAGAGAAATGAAACGGGTGATCAGAGAAAATCTGAATGAGTATGAGATACTTGTTGACCCTTCATTAAAGTGTGTTACTAAGCCATTGGTTGACCTGTATCTATTGAGTGAGAATGAGTTGTATATCAGTGATTACAATGCTCACAACCATGACTATTGCATCAATGATTTGCCTGTGATAGTGAGCTCAAGTCCAGAATTAACCTACTATGACTTTGCCCGCAAAGCATCTTTGAAATGTGTGGTAAGTGATAAATTTAAGAACAAAAGAACCTACTACTAAAAAGTAAAGTAAATAAAATATAAATTTGTAAAAAATAATTATTATGGCATCTCCAACAGTTTCTGCAATGAGTAATAAAAATGGCAATGATTCAGTTCTATCTGCATCTAATGGAACATTTGTATTAAACAATACATCAACTTATACAACTTATCCTGTGAAGGCTATTGTTGTATTACAGGATACTGTATTTAGTACAATTAGACATGAGGGTAATGCTGGTAATGTGTTATCAACTTATATTGCTGCACCTGCCACAGCTGTAAAAGCTGGTGCAATTATAACTCCATTGGAAAATAAAAAGTTCACAAACATTCAATTAACATCTGGATCTGTTAATATTGTTCTATGATAAGTGCATTAAATTTTAAGATTGGTGGCGGTGGGGAAGCTCCCACACCTGCACCCGTTGGTGCAACCTTAATGAAAACGGGACAAACTACTTCGTATAGAACGGGCGACGATGGCGACATTGAAGCAGGGAGAGCAACATCATTCACAGTATTAGCAAGTAATAATCCATTTGGTAACACCAATAGATTTACAGATACATTGGGAGGCACAGCATATGCCAATAATATTGTACTTGACTGGAGTACGTATAATGGTTCAACTGTTTTAGGATATAAAAGAACTTATCAATCTAACGCTTTGTGGGCTGCTTCAATAGACGGTTGTTTAACAGTTAGTATTGGAGCGTTTACAAGTGGATGGAGAATGTGGAATATCAGAGAATTTATAAATATTTGTAACTTTTCACAATCCGATAGCAATCCTTTACCCGCTGCATTTAGTACACCAAATACTTATTTATGGACTTCAAATACAAATAATACGGATACTACGCAAGCGTACATGGTAGCCTTAGAAAGTATGATTACTTATCGAAGACTACCTAAAACAGGAGCAGCAATACCAACTGTGGCTGTTCGTAATTTTACAGTAACAGGAACAACCTTATCTTAATATATAAAAAAAATGGCAACTTATAAATTTCCGCAATTTGATTTAACAATTACTGATCCAACTGTGACAGTTACAACAGTACTTGATAATATCATTGACAAAGTTTGTACAGCAAATGTTATCCTTGAAACTCCTTCAACAAACTTTGGAGTGAGCTTTGATGGTTACACATATCAAAGTGATTGGAATGACCAGGACATTATTGATTGGGTTAATAATGTAGAACTACCAAAATACGAAGTGAAGTGAAAATGATACCTATAACTCAATTCTTAGAAATAATTAAAAAGCAAGGAGCAACGGGAGTACTTGCAGTTTGGCTGGCTTATACACACTTTGAGGTGCAAGATGTTAAAGAACGATTATACAATTGTTTAGATGCAAGAGAGGCAATAAACAGAAAGCCATTACAACAGGCTCCCATTGAGAAAAAAGATACACTTGCAATACTTGAAGATAAAAAGCGTAAATTAGCAAAAATTTAAGTATGAAACTGACAAATAATTTCACCCTATCTGAGTTCAATAAACATAACTTTCCTATCTCAGATACAGTATTCCAGAACATCTTTAACCTTGCTAAGAACCTTCAAGTGTTGAGAGATGAGGTAAAGAAACCAATCAAGATCACAAGCGGGTACAGATCACCTGAGCACAATGCAAAGGTTGGTGGTGTCAAATCTTCACGTCATATTACAGGTGAGGCAGCAGATTTTAAGATAGCAGGCATGACACCAAAAGAGGTGGCAGCTGTGATTGAGAAACTTATTGCAGCCGGTAAGATGGAAGAGGGTGGATTGGGTATATATAAGACATGGATACATTATGACACTTTTTTTAATGGAAAAAACAAAAGAAGGTGGTGTAAATAAAAAATTATTCGTACATTGCGTGTACTAAAGTAACATGTAATTTATGGAAAATTGGAAAGAAATTAAAGGCTATGAAGGTTTATACCAAGTTAGCAATTTAGGTAATATAAAAAGAATGGCTGGTTATCAGGCTAAAAATGAACGAATTTTAACCCCAGTCAATAATGGAAATAATTATTGGAGTGTTAACCTTTCAAAGAATGGTAAAAAAGTTAGGTTTTATGTTCATAGGATTGTAGCTGATAATTTTATTTTCAATACAGAAAATAAAGAAGAAGTAAATCATATTGACGGAAATAGATCAAATAACAAATTATCAAATTTAGAATGGGTAACACGTTCAGAAAATCATAAACATCGATATGATGTATTAGGTCAAAGAGGTGTAAACTATGGTAAAACTGGAGCTAATAATTGGAGTAGTAAACCAGTTTTAAAATTTGATTTGAATGGTAATTTCATAGAAAAATATCCTGCAGTAGTTGAGGCAATGAGAATTACCAATATACATGAATCAAATATAAGAGCTTGTATTTATGGAAGGAGTAAAAGTGCAGGTGGGTTTAAATGGAAATATGAAAAATAAATAATCATGGCAAAGAAAAAAGTAATTAAGATTGATACAGATAACGTTGATGTAAACCTTGAAAAGGATGGCACTAACATCAAGTTAGATATTGATACAAAGAATGTAGATATTAAGTACATTAAAGATGAGGTGAACAAAGAGTTCAACCTTGATGGTAAAAACATTGATGTACACATCAATAAGACCCCTGAGGGTGTGGAGGTGAAAGTCGATGCCAAAGGGGTTTTTTGGAAGGCAGTGGAAAAGAGAGTTGTTAAGTTTATTCTCAAGAGATTTAAGTTAGGAAAATAGTATCTGGATACTTACCATTAGAACAGTTACCGGATCAACGCCCCCATGTGATGTAGTGTCACATGTCTAAGCTCACTGAATAAAGTGGGCTTTTTTAGTTATTAACATCCACTTGTTAATATTATTTTTGTCTAATTATTTGCATATATGAAAAAAGATACTAACTTTGTCCTATAAATAATTAACAAAAACAGTATGAAAACAAAATTTATCAAAGAATGTAACACATGTTGTGGAAGTGGAACAGTTACATTAAATGACTCATGGGATGAGCATCCATCAAGAGATTACTCAATCACATGTGATGAGTGTCAAGGTGAAGGAGAATGCATTGATCAAGAGGCAATCATTGAAATTGAATGCAAAATTGAGGACGTTGAGTACATGATTGATGGGATGTTGACTCGCATTAGAACAACATCTGACAATATTAAGATGTGTGCTAAGTTTGAAATGTTGCCGGATTTTGTTGCAAGATACAAAAATACACTGCACACACAGGCAAGAGCTCTTGCAAGATTAGAAACTTATTGTGCTAACCTTAAAAGCTACATATCATGAATCAGGCTGTAAAGGACATTTTAATCGCATATGCGGCACTTTCTCTTGTTGCAGGTATATTGATATACATTGGAGTAATTGGATAGCATGAGAGAGAATAAAATAACATTAGCATATGTCAGAGGATGGGATCACTTTGACATGGATAGATACAATAATTATTTAAAAGCATTAAACCATGTGGAAAATACGTTATCAAGGTTACATTGGAGGAGCCTGGAGGATATTAGAAAAGAACGTGAAAGCAGACTCAGAATGGGAGGCTCGCAGAATGAGAAACCTTTGGGAGAAACTAATCATTAAAATTGAGAGGGTATGAATCAACTTAAGATGTACAGGTGCATAAGACTTATGCAGATGTTACAAGATAAACCCAGGAGTATTACTACCATATCAAGATACTTAAGTGTGTCAGATAGGACAGTGTACAGATATTTTGATTTGTTTAAACAGTTAGGATATACAGTAAATAAAAATAATAATAAATATAAATTAGAAAAATGAAAACAGCATTACAGCAAGCATTTGCAAGATTAGAGGAGTTACATCCATCACTGTTTGACATACACACTGAGAAGGGCAGAACATTTGTCAATGAGTTTAGTAAGTTTTTAGAGGTGGAGAGGGAGCAAATATTAGATTCGAGACTTGATGGTTTCAAAAATTCAGCGGAAGGATGGAATGGTGAATATCCATTTGAAGGAATGACAGATTATTACATTTCATTAGACATTAAAAATGATGATTATTACAACGAAACCTTTAAATCAGAATAGAATGAAAAACATACACATATTACCAACAGATAAACCAAGTAGGTTATTTATTATTGATAAAAGCAAAATGTTTTTATCTGAGCCACCTTATTTATCATTTTCAACTATTGGTGGAAAAATAAATAAAGTAGAAGGTTCTGAATTATACCAACCGCAATGCCTTTGCGTCACTTCTGATGAAGAAATTAAATTAGGAGATTGGTATTTTAATAATACAGGTTCAGCTATTGAAAAATTAAATAATAGATTACCAAGTGGAGGTTATTTTTGTAAAAAAATCATCCTAACAACAGACCAAGATTTAATCAAAGATGGTGTACAAGCTATTGATGATGAGTTTTTAGAATGGTTCGTAAAAAATCCAAGTTGTGAGGTTGTTAAGATTGAAGATTTTCCAACTATTGAAAAATATAATTCTAAAGGAGAATATA